ATTCGAGGCACCTAGGACGTCATCACGCACGGAGAACTTTTACAGCTTTGTTCTGGGAATCCGAGAGTATTCCAAACCCGATTTATGGGAAAACCAAAGTCTGAAATTGGATTATCTCTGAGTTCACCACGTGGACTTCAGCAAGGTTAATTTAGTTTTGGAGCCCCCCTGGTATTACTACCAGGAGTTACCGCCGTATTTGGCCTTGCCCCCCTCCTTTTATGGTTCACTGGTTTTTTCAAACCGCCTTTTGGACGACTTTTCCACTTAAGACCTAACAGCTTTACCCTCACCTTCAAGAACTTCGACGCTGGAGGCCGTGCAAGCACGCCTCCTTGAGCATCGAGGGCGAAGGGGTCTGGGTAGGCTGCCACATCTGCGGTAGAAAACTTCCAGATAGGAAGAACTTTCCCTAAGAGGGTCACAAGCCCTCGGGAGTTTAGTTTTCCGTCTAGAAGGTAACGTCCAAATGTTTCGAGAAGGTCTACGTACCTTCTGTTAGTCAGGGTAATCAGAGCCCGTGACGCAATAACCCTCCTGAGGAGTCCTAGTGGATCGAAACCCATTAGGTTTGCCTCATAGGCCGTTAAAGCGTGCAGGTTCCGAGATGCCCGAGCGCTAACATCACACAGAGACTGTCCCAATGTCCTAGCCACCGAACCGACTCTACGCTCCGTTATTGGTGTCTCGACCAAATTTTCATTTGGACGAGCAGCCGTACTGGTAGGCGAGAAGAGAGAGTTAAGTGGGAGTTCAAAGGGAGCCCCCGGCAATGATAGTATTGCAATAAGGTTAGCGAGTCTAGTATTACCTAGATCTACTATACATTTCGTCAGCTTAGCTGCGGAATGGTAACCCATCTTTGAGCCACGAATTGCGTCGGCTAATCTAAGGTCTGGTTTCGATCTCTTGATCCTGGCAACTAGCTCAGCGAAAGCTGGCAAGCTGTTTAAGGATACCCAATATTCACGAATGGATATTGGAGAACAATCTACTGTCTTCACAAAGAATCGCTTGGCGAATTCAAATGACCCATTTTCACTTTCTAGAGATTTGGCCAAACCTATCTTCACTTGAAGTAGGTCGCATAGAGCTCTATAAGCTACGGCTACGTCTTGGCCTAAGATGACTATGTCATCTCCCAAAAGGGCGTACCAAGGATACCATCCTTTGTAACCAACTCGTCTGGCTGCTAACTGCACCAGAATGTGGTGACATAATGAAAACGTCGCCCATGATGAGTACAACCCCATTGGTTGACCCGATCCATACTTCAGTGCATCGCCTCTCGGGAGTACTGTTATCCCCCGCGTATAATAACGCGGAAGGACCAGTAGGTCCCTCCAACATTCCGCAAATCTGCGGTTTGTCAGGTACGCGATCACCTCCATCTGAAACCAGATGGGGAAGCGGTCGGTGGCTGCACTCAGATCATAAGAATAAACTTGTGGTTTGCCCCCGGAAGACAGGATTTCCTTCACCTTGGTATTTAATAATTCAAGCGGTTTTGCTTGGTCCCAAGTTCCGTCATTAGGAATCAAACCTAACTTCGAATAAAGAATTCGATGAAGCGGATACAACATACATTGCACCCACCAAGTCCCCATGGCTACCACTCGCATCTTCCCAGCGGGCTCAGGGATGACATGAAGTCGCCCTAAGACCAGGTTGTTTACGAAATTGCTAAGAGGGGCTTGACGCCACTCGGTCATATTACGACCGTCTTCTACTTTGTGCATCTTTCCAAATAATGTAGCGAACCCCTTCTGTGAAGGTGTTAATGGAGACTTCTTATCTCCGGTTCGTAATTCTTGTACTTTTTCAGGTTTTCTGAAATCATGCAGTGCCGTAGTAGCTGCAAGTTCGATGAGACCCAACAAATCCA